CAGCAGCAAAGAAAGCAAGGGCACCTCACAAAAGAGGAAGCTACGGTATCGAAGATGAATACCGTTACATGGTTTCTCAGGGGTATAAGCCTGCACCTAGTGCTGCTGCTCCAGCTCCCCCAGCTGCTGATCCCAGACCAAAGGGACCAACAACTGGTCCTGTAGATCCCCCACAACGCTTACCCGTAGGTAACCAACGACAGCAATCTTCTTTCGATCCAATGGCAATGATGATGTTGCCACTGTTGTTGGAAGCGTTGAAGCCAAAGCCTGTTCCCGTAGTACCTGAACCAACTACATATGCATCAGCAGGACAGGCTGCTAAGTCTGCTCCTGGTGTAAAGGTCAAACGATCTGAAGCTAGTAAGAGCAGACAAAACACCATGGGCACACGTGGGACATTCAACAGAAATGATCTCCGTATTTCTAACCTCAATATCTAATGAACGCTAAGAAACGGTATGACGAACTAAGTTCAGACCGTACCCAGTTTCTAGACGAAGCACGACAAGCGTCAGAGTTGACTCTTCCTTATCTCATTCGTGGGCATGAAGAGCATTACTCTGGCATGAAACAACTCAAGACACCTTGGCAATCAGTAGGTGCTAAGGGTGTAGTGACGTTGGCATCTAAATTGATGCTGGCTTTACTGCCCCCTCAGACCAGCTTCTTTAAGCTGCAGCTCGATGACAGTGAACTCGGACAGGAATTTAGTCCTGAGATCCGTTCTGAGCTTGACCTTTCTTTTGCCAAGGTTGAACGTACGATCCTTGAAAGTATTGCAGCATCCGACGATCGTGTAGCTGTGCACCAAGCACTGCAACATCTGGTCGTTGGTGGTAATGCATTGATTTTCATGGGACGCGAAGGTCTTAAGGTGTATCCCTTGAACCGCTTTGTTGTAGAACGAGATGGTAACGGCAACGTACTAGAAATCGTCACCAAAGAACGTATCGCTAAAAAGCTAATTGAAGATGAACTACCTAAAGACCTCAAGGTTGACTCGGTAGTTGACGAAAGCACAATGGGTAAAGAAGAGTGTGATGTATACACACACGTCAAGCGTGAGAACAATCGAGTCGTTTGGCATCAAGAGGTGTATGGTCACATCCTTCCTAAGTCTGTAAGTAAAGCACCAATCGACGCTAATCCTTGGTTGCCTCTCCGTTTCAACGTTGTTGACGGTGAAGCATATGGACGTGGTCGTGTTGGTCAATTCATTGGCGACCTCAAGTCACTTGAAGCACTCTCTCAGGCACTCGTAGAAGGGTCTGCAGCAGCCGCTAAAGTTGTGTTTGTTGTATCACCTTCAAGTACAACTAAACCCGCCACGCTGGCGAATGCTGGCAACGGTGCAATCGTCGCTGGACGACCCGATGACATCGGTGTTATCCAAGTTGGTAAAACTGCTGACTTTAAAACTGCGTTTGATATGACGCAGATTTATGAACGTCGTCTTGCAGAAGCTTTCCTTGTTCTTAATCCACGGAATGCAGAACGAGTGACTGCTGAAGAGGTCAGGATGACACAACTCGAACTTGAACAACAACTTGGGGGACTCTTCTCCCTGTTGACTACTGAGTTCCTTGTGCCTTACCTGAATCGTAAACTGTCCGTAGCACAGAAGACTGGTGACATCCCACGTATTCCCAAGGGAATCGTCAAACCGACAATCGTGGCTGGTATCAATAGTCTTGGTCGCGGTCAGGATGCTGTAAGTCTGGCACAGTTCCTGCAAACCATTGCACAGACAATGGGTCCAGAAGCTATTGCTCAATACATCAACCCCACTGAAGTTGTTAAGCGTCTTGCTGCAGCACAGGGTATTGATGTTCTCAACCTTGTGAAGTCCGTACAGGAGATCCAAGGTGAGCAGCAAGCTGCACAACAGATGCAGCAGCAAGCAATGCAGGCAGAACAACAGACAGCAATGATGAAGACACCAATGATGGATCCAACTAAGAATCCTCAATTGGCTGCAGGTCTTCAAGCTCAAGTTGAACAACAACAATAAAGAACAACCCACCTATGACAACACTCACAGTTGATGGTTCTCCAGAAGAGTCTGGGGAACTGTCTGCAGAAGAACAAGACTCTCTTGCCGTCGGTGAACAAATGGCGCAAGAGCAGGAGCAGCTCTTCGCAGGTAAGTACAAGAATGCAGAAGAGCTTGAGTCAGCTTATATTGAGCTGCAAAAGAAGCTCGGCTCATCTGATGATAATGAACCTGCAGAAGAGGCTGAGTCTGAAGATGCTCCTGAAGAAACCACATCTTTTCTAGATGAGATTTGGGAGCAATCCCAATCAGAGTACAAAGAAGAGACGTTGGAGAAACTGCGTGGGATGGATCCTACGGAGCTTGCAAACATGTACTTGGAGTACAGGAATGAGGCGTCTAAGCAGGCACCTCAACCACGGGCGATGCCTGAGCAAGTTGTTACCCAACTCAAGGGTATCGTTGGCGGTGATGCCAACTACAAGAACATGACGACGTGGGCATCTACCAACCTGTCGAAAGAGGAGATCTCTATGTTCGATCAGGTTATGGATAGCGGTGATCCTAATGCCGCTTTCTTTGCTATTAACTCACTTGCACAGCGTTATCAAGATGCTGTTGGATTTGATGGCAAGATGCTTACTGGCAAAGCTTCTGCATCTAGTAAGGCTGGGTTCCGGTCCCAAGCTGAAATGATTGAAGCTATGCAAGATCCTCGCTACGACCGTGACCCTGCTTACCGCCAAGAGGTCATGCAGAAACTTGAATCCTCTGACATTGATTTCTGATGTCAGTAATTATTGAAGACGGCGGTCGTACAAACATCTACGCAAAAGAACCACCTATGACATTCGATGAAAAGTATTTGGAAACCCACAACGAGCGTGCAGAAAGAACTAATGGCAGGCTTGCTATGCTTGGCTTCATTGCTGCTTGTGGTAGCTATTTTGTAACTGGTCAAATTATCCCTGGTATTTGGTAATGCCTCAAGGTAAAGGTACATACGGTACAAAGAAAGGTCGTCCCCCTAAAAAGAAACTCTCTTAATTTATTCACTTATTTAAAAATGAAATCTATTATCGCTTCCGGTCTCCTCCTCGGTATGGCACATGGTGCCGCTATTGCCGGTCCCTACGTGAATGTCGAAGCAAATTCGGGCTGGACTGGTACTGACTACGGTGGTTCTGTTATTGATAACCACGTTGGTTTTGAAGGTGCTGGCTGGTATCTGCAAGGCGGACCTAGCATTGTCTCTCCTGATGGTGGCGACAGCACTGTTGAACTGTCTGGTAAAGCCGGTGGTTCTTATGGTCTGAACGAAGACCTGTCTGTCTACGGCGAAGTGTCCTTCATCACTGGTGAAGATGACAACAACTATGGCACCAAAGTTGGTGTTAAGTACACCTTCTGATATAAATCATCCAGCCCTCCACTGGATGTGAGCCTTGGGAGGGCTTCATTAAAGTGCTCAAATACATACCCTTTGAAAACAATACCCTGCACTTTTAATGACTGCTGTACTCCAACAACAGAGGTCTACCTGGGAAGAGTTTTGCTCCTGGGTAACCTCTACTAACAATCGACTTTATGTTGGCTGGTTTGGGATCTTGATGATCCCTTGCTTACTGGCTGCAACTATTTGCTTTGTGACTGCATTTATTGCAGCACCACCTGTAGACATCGATGGAATCCGTGAACCCGTATCTGGCTCCCTCCTCTATGGAAACAACATCATTTCGGGAGCCGTCGTTCCGAGCAGCAATGCCATCGGACTACACTTCTACCCAATTTGGGAAGCTAATACACTTGATGAATGGCTATATAACGGCGGACCATATCAGCTCGTCGTTTTCCACTTCCTCCTTGGTGTCTTTGCTTACATGGGACGAGAGTGGGAACTTAGCTATCGACTAGGGATGCGCCCTTGGATCTTTGTTGCTTACTCTGCTCCGGTCGCTGCGGCGACTGCTGTTTTCCTTGTTTATCCTTTTGGACAAGGTAGCTTTTCAGACGGTATGCCTCTTGGCATTTCCGGTACTTTTAATTACATGCTTGTTTTCCAAGCGGAACATAACATCCTCATGCACCCCTTTCACATGTTGGGAGTTGCTGGTGTATTTGGTGGTGCTTTGTTCGCGGCTATGCATGGAAGTCTCGTCACATCTTCTCTTATCCGTGAGACGACTGAAGAGGTTAGTCATAACTACGGCTACAAGTTCGGTCAAGAGGAAGAGACATACAACATCGTTGCCGCACACGGCTACTTCGGACGACTGATCTTCCAATATGCATCTTTTAACAATTCTAGGTCGCTGCATTTCTTCCTTGCAGCTTGGCCAGTCGTGGGTATCTGGTTTGCCGCCCTCGGCGTCAGCACCATGGCTTTCAACCTCAATGGGTTCAACTTCAATCAATCCATTACTGAAAGTCAAGGTCATGTGATTAACACATGGGCTGACATTCTCAACCGTGCCAACCTCGGCTTTGAGGTGATGCATGAGCGGAATGCACATAACTTCCCGCTTGACCTTGCATCCGTGGAGACAACTCCCGTGGCACTTAAGGCACCAGCAATCGGTTAATTATTCGTACGTTCATCCAATGTTTGATCTCTCCATCGACGATGGTGCTGCCCGTATTATTCGGGATGCTCTACAACAATATAGAAAAAACTGGTCTGGTGGTCGTCCACAAGAACAGATTGATATTGAGTTCTTAGAGACACAGTTCAATCGTATGGTGTTAGAGGCAGAACTGGACGCATGACCGCCTAAGCATGGAACGGGGCTTAGGTTTATTCAGGTACGAACTAATGTCTAACATCGTTATCCGTTACATCGCAAACGCTAAAAAGAAAGCTGACAACTACAAGGTCGATGCTCTTCGTTATCGCGGTGTAGTTTACAAGCAACTGGTTAAGTGAGCTTACAGGGGGGTGCAAGTCCCCCCACCAGTCTTGGTTAGAGCCGGTACGCCGATACCTCTAGCCGTCTAGACGGTGGGATAGACCACAACATTTATTTTTTCCAAGATCTTGGAGTTGGTTATACGAACACTTACTCCTAATAATGGCACAACAATCTTCTGTTAACCCTACTCAGCTTACTCAGCTGGGTCAGGCTAATTTGGCTGGTGATAAGCGTGCTCTCTACTTGAAACTGTTCAGTGGAGAGATGCTGAAAGGCTTCCAGCACAACACGATCGCTCGTGATCTGATCATGAAGCGTACCCTGAAGAACGGCAAGTCTTTGCAGTTCGTCTACACGGGTCGCACTAAGAGCGAGTTCCATACACCTGGCAACAGCATTCTCGGTAACACCGATGGAGCGCCCCCGGTGGCTGAGAAGACCATCACGGTCGACGATCTGCTGATCTCCAGCGCCTTCGTCTACGACCTTGATGAGACCCTTTCTCATTACGACCTGCGTGGTGAAATCAGCCGCAAGATCGGCTATGCCCTCGCAGAAAAGTATGACCGTCTTGCATTCCGTGCTATCGCACGTGGTGCACGTCAGGCATCCCCTGTGTCCGCTACTGGCTTCGTAGAGCCGGGCGGTACTCAAATCCGCGTTGGTTCTTCTGCCAACGAATCTGATGCTTTCTCCTCTTCCGCACTGGTGACCGCGTTCTATGACGCCGCCGCTGCTATGGATGAGAAGGGTGTGAGTGGCGACGGACGTGTCGCGGTCCTCAACCCACGTCAGTACTACGAATTGATCCAAGCTGTTGGATCCAACGGTCTTGTGAACCGCGATGCTCAGGGCTCTGCTCTGCAAAGCGGCAACGGCATCATTGAGATCGCCGGTATCAAGATCTACAAGTCCATGAACATCCCCTTCCTGGGACGTTATGGCACCAAGTATGGCGGCACCACCGGTCAAACCGATCCCGGTAACACTGGTGACTTTGTCAACCCTGCTCTGGAAGATGCTGATGGCTCTGCCACTGGCATCAACAACGATTATGGTACTGCTGCTGAAGTCGGCTCCACTTCCTGTGGTCTGATCTTCCAGCGTGAAGCTGCCGGTATGGTCGAAGCCATCGGTCCTCAGGTCCAAGTGACCAGCGGCGATGTGTCTGTGATCTACCAAGGTGACGTGCTCCTCGGACGCCTTGCCTGCGGTTGTGACTACATCAACCCTGCTGCAGCCGTTGAGCTGTATGTGGGTGGTACTGCACCTTCCGCTTTCTGATATTTCTTATCTACACGGGGACTCTTCGGAGTCCCTTTTTTTTATCTATGTAAAGAATGACATTTCCTACCACTAACGCTACACAAGAACTAGCAGCTATTAACGAAATTCTGGCGTCAGTTGGTCAAGCGCCTGTCACCACCCTCGATCAAACCAACCCGGACGTTGCGATTGCATATACAACACTTCTACAAGTGTCACGAGAGGTGCAGGCTGAGGGATGGACATTCAATCAGGAATATAACTATAAGTTTACTCCTGACACCAACAACGAAATTCTAATTCCTAACAACGTACTTCATATTGATGCCAGTGAAATCTCTGCAAATGTTGAGATGGATACTGTTATCCGTAACGGCAAGTTGTACGACCGTTTTAACCATACCTATCAATTCACCAATGGACCTGTTGAGTGCGATGTGATTTGGTTGTTTGACTGGGTTGATATCCCTAAACCTATCCAGGCATTCATCACTGCACGTGCATCAGCAATTGTCTCTAGTCGAATTGTAGGAGACCAAACTCAATACAAAATCCTCCAACAGAACGAAGCTTATACACGAGCTTTGGCAATGGAGTACGACACAACTCAAGCTGACCTGAGCTTCTTTGGTAAACCTGACGGTACTGCCAAGAGTAGCTACCAAAGCTTCCAACCATTTAAAGCTCTTTATCGATAATGGCAGCAGTAACTCAACGCATCCCTAATTTCTTAGGTGGTGTATCTAGACAACCAGACGATAAAAAACTACCTGGACAAGTTGTTGAT